ATAGTAATGGTAGAGTTACAGTATGGGGTAAAGTGCGCGATATTAATGCTTCTGGATCTGGTGTAGTACCAGCAGAAACATGGATTGTCGGTGATATTTTATATGCGCATCCAACATATGCAGGAGGTTTGACAAAATTTAAACCAACATCTCCAAACAATGTTGTTCCTATAGCAGCGGTGCTTAATAATGATGCCACTGTGGGCCAATTATTTGTGAGACCTACTATAGAACAGAGATATGATTATGCAACCGTATCAAGCACTGTAACACAATCAATTACTCTGGGCGTTAATACACCTCATAAAATCGCTTTAAATGTCATTGTAGATAATAGAGGTATAACCATTGATCCTGTTGATTCCTCGAAGATTGTATTTTCACAATCTGGACTATACGCCATTGGATTAAATACACAAATACTTTCGACTAATGCTGCTGCAAAGGAAGCATATTTTTGGATAAGAGAAAATGGTATTGACGAACCTTTCAGCACTCGAACGATTAGTACTGTAGGTAATAATGTATACATAAACTTTGGTGTATCATATAATGTTTCTGCGCAAGCAGGAGACTATGTTCAGTTTATGTGGGCTGCCAATGATGTAGCAGTTTCTTTAAAAACAGGCCCAACATCAGCATTTGCACCATCATCACCGTCCGTATACATACACATTGACCAAGCAGCACTGTAGGAAATACATATGCAAAATTTTAAGAGTTTCATTGTAGAAGCTGCACAAAAGAACACTCATATGACCCATATCGAGGATAAGGTAATCTACGGTGGTGTCAATGGCACTCGTCAAGCAATCAATGCATTAAGAGAGTTGCGCGATCTATTGGGTGGTAAGAAAGACGGTGATATATCAGTTAAGTGGGATGGTGCGCCCGCGGTATTTGCTGGTACTGATCCCTCTGATGGCAAGTTCTTTGTAGCTAAGAAAGGCATTTTTAATAAGAACCCTAAAGTGTATAAGACTGATGCTGATGTAGATGCAGACACTTCAGGTGATCTGAATAAGAAACTAAAAATGGCATTACAATATCTTCCCGAACTTGGTATAAAGGGCGTCATTCAAGGGGACTTCTTGTTTGATAGTTCAGAACTAAAGAAGAAAAAGATTGGTGGAAAGACTTATCTGACTTTTCATCCTAACACTATTGTATATGCTGTGCCTATTGAACAAGCAAAAGAGCTGCTTGATTCAAAAATAGGTATTGTATGGCACACTACATATACAGGCAAAGACTTTGAATCGATGAGTGCGTCATACGGCGTTAACGTAAATCAACTCAAAAAATCAAAGAACGTATGGTCGCAAGATGCAATGCTACGCAATGTATCGGGCGCAACAATGACAAAAAAAGAAACGGAGCAAGTGAATGAATATCTTTCGCAAATTGGTAAACTTTTTAATCGGATCAGCGGAACAACACTTAGAGCACTGGAGGGAAACCCCGAACTGGCAGGAACAATTGAAACCTTCAATAACACCTACGTTAGACGAGGAGAAATCATCGGAGACAGTAGAGTCCACGCCCAAAGACTCATCAAGTACATCGAGCAAAAGTACCAAAAAGAAATCGACAAGCGTAGCACCGAAAAAGGCAAGAGTACGCAAAAAGCAAAACTCGACCAAACCCTTGAGTTCTTCAGCGAAGAAAACAAAATAAATCTAATAAGAATGTTTGAATTACAAAAACTTATTGTAGTTGTAAAACTAAAACTTATAAATAAACTTAACAGTCTCGGTAACTTAAATACGTTTGTTAAATCTAAGAACGGATATAAAGTTACCGGACAAGAAGGTTATGTAGCAGTAGATACACTTGGTGGTGATGCGGTGAAACTTGTTGATCGTATGGAGTTCTCATACAACAACTTTTCACCCGATATTTTAAAAGGTTGGGACTCAAAGAGTCGGTAACAACTAAATGGGTAAAACCAATAGGAATAAAGAGATGGCAAAACCACTCAGTTTTAAAGACTTTCTTACAGTCGATTACTCTCAGACTGGTGAAAGGGTGCAAGCAAAAAACGCAAAGAAGCGCAAGCAAGATGATGCTACAGGTAATACTGGAGAAGCAGTTGAGATGGAAGCACTAGACTTTCAACAACGCCGCGCCAGAGGTAGATCTCTCAAGAAGAACAAAGCAAAGATTGCTATGGGTCGTCGACGCGCAGCGAAAAAAACTGCCAGTCCAGACACTATCAAGAAACGCGCCCGTAAGAGTGCGATGAATATTCTATTCAAAAAATTATCGAAGGGAAAGTCGCGAAATGAATTGCCTCCCGCCCGTCGTCAAGAGATAGAGAAACGTCTTGAGAAGATGAAACCTAAGATTGATATGATTGCCCGTAAGATTCTTCCGCAAGTTCGTAAGTTAGAGAAGGATCGTAAAGCAAACAAATCGGCGGGCGATTCAAAATAATGGTACCTTCATTTAAACAATATTTAGTAGAAGAACAGCGCGAAGTATTCTTCACCTTCGGTAGAATGAATCCGCCTACTATAGGTCACGGAAAGTTATTGTCTGTGTTAGCAACTAAAGCAGGGAAGAATCCTTATAAGGTATATCTTTCTGTATCGTCGGATCCTAAAAAGAATCCTCTTGCCTATGAAGCTAAAGTGAAGCATGTTCGTAAAATGTTTCCAAAGCACGGTCGTAATATTGCGCTAGACAAAAACATACGAACAGTATTCGATGTCGCAGTATCATTGTTTGATCAAGGATTCAACAAAGTCACTATGGTTGTCGGTTCTGATCGTGTGACTGAATTCAAGACACTTTTGGAAAAGTACAATGGCGAGAAAGCACGCCATGGTTTTTATAACTTCGAGAAGATTAGTGTAGTATCTGCCGGAGAAAGAGATCCAGACGCCGAAGGTGTTGAAGGAATGTCTGCGTCTAAGCAGCGCGAAAATGCTAAGAATAATGATTTCACCACATTCTCACAGGGTGTTCCATCTACAATGTCGGCTCGTGATGCAAAGCGTCTGTTCAATGATGTTCGTGCAGGCATGGGTCTTAAAGAGACATTGATGTTTAGAAATCATATATCACTTGAAAGTGTGTCGGAAGCACGAGAGGATTATGTAAAGGGCGTGCTGTTTAATCTCCACGATAAAGTCACTATCAAAGAGTCTGGTAAGACAGGTCGTATTTCTGTTCTAGGCACAAACTATGTTATCGTAGCATTAGATGAGGGAGAAACTTCTCGGCAATGGATCGATTCTGTTGAACTGACCGAGATGTCAAATAGCCAGATCGTAGCGAAGATTAAGTCTAAGACAATTTCTAAGAAACGCTATGATGCTGCATTAAAAATTCTTAAAGATATATGGTCACGTAAGAAGAATAATGCTAGTAAGACTCTGGGATACTATGCGGCGAATATTGCCAAGCAGTACGATGTCGACGCACGAACATTAATGGGAATGATAGAAGGCAATCAACCAGAATGGGGAACACCCGAAGCAACTAAGAAAGCGAAGAAGTTTGTTCCTGGTCAGAATGAAGCGAAGGACGATGAGGTTGCTCTAGCAAGAAATGTTATTGATCGAGAACTTCAGTCAGATAAAGTTAAACATGATCGTATTCTTGATCGTGCGAGACTAAATCGCGCTCGACGCAAGAATAAACAGACAAATCCAAAGGTATAAATAGACTCTATGAAAACATTTAATGTGCTATTAGAAGAAGTATCTCAGAAACAACTCAATGATCTTGAGACCTTTGCTGACAGAATTCTTAATAAGTTTGATGTTGATGTCGAGTTTACCAAGCACTTTGCCGATCGAATGAACGACGCTCGTAATAAACCAGCGATTACTATTACGGAACTAGAAAAGCTGTTTAAGAAAATGGCAGACAATAAAGGCAAGAAGATTAAAAAGTATGGAAATAAGGAAGCAATCTTAAAAGACATGCAGTCTGATCTAAATCTTCCTATTGTTGTCAACTGGAAAAACGGAGAGTTTGAAGTTGTTCATAAAACAATAATGCGTAAGAAAAACTTCAAGTCACCAGATCCCGAAGTTAAATACGAATCAGTTGCAAGACAAACAGAAAAGATGAAAGATGATCCGTGCTGGAAAGATTATGAGATGGTAGGAACTAAAACTAAAGGAGGTAAACAAGTGCCGAACTGTGTACCCAAAGAATCAGCAGTAATTGATGAAAAGTCTGTGTCAGTTGCACAACAAAAGATCATGGGTATGGCACTAGCATACAAGCGCGGCGAAATGCCTGATGCGTCCGATGAAGTTAAAAAGATCGCTAAATCTATGACCACTAAAGAACTTGAAGATTTTGCAAAAACTAAACATAAGGGACTACCAATGAGCAAAGAAACTAATATGCCTTCGGAATCAACAGCAGAATACGGTAAGTCTCAGGCAGCAATTGCTCGTAAGAAGCAACAGGCAGCAATGAAACCTGGTGAGATGGACAAGTTAAAGCGTCTCAAAGATATGATGAAGAATGCTAACAAAAAAGAATCGGCTGATCTTGACGAAGAAAAGGAACTTGGTGTCGGTGATCGTATGAAACTGAAGAACAAAGGCACTGGTGCAGGTTCGAATCAGAAGATCGTCAAGATCGACATGATCAAGGGCAAAAAGAGATACGAACTTGCAAACGGACAATATGTTTATAATGGTGTTGTTGAAGCAGTTAGCAAATATACTTCTTTCTCAACACAAAATAAAAATCGTAAACCCAGTCTTGGTCAATCCAAATTATCTAGCGCAGAATACCAAAAGGTGAGGAAGCTAAAAGGTTTTAATGCTGATGATTGGGAATGGAATGGCGATCTTTATATAAGAGTCGCAGAAGATGTTGAAGAATCTGTTGATGAGAAGACGGCGAAGGATTGGAGTGCCGAACATGCACGAGCAACTGAACGTGCATACAAGAAGGCGAACAAGAAGAAGGACGCTGCAAAGGCGAAAAGCGCGTCGATGAAGAAAGAATCTGTTGAACTTGATGAGGCAGTTCCCGGTGACGGTAAATTCCAGAAGCAGTGGCGACAAGGTGCTAAAGAAGTTAAGAAAGGTAATATTACACTTGTTCGTGGTGCGCGTGGTGCTCATAAGGTCATGAAAGGCGGAAAACAAATTGATGATTTCTCTTTTGATAGCGAATCTGATGATTTTGAGATCGGTCGACCCGGCGCGATGGGTAAGAAGAGATACGCGGACTCCGTTGATGACATCTTCAAAATGTTTGAGTCGACTGGCGCAAAATCGTTCTTCAGTTTACTTGAAGAATTAAAGGAAGGTAAGAAACCAGTATCGCAGATGACTCCTGCTGAGAAAGAAGCGGATGCTAAGAAACGTAAAGAGTATAAAGCATATCAGAAGTCTAAGCGCAACGAAGAACTCGAAGAAGCAACTGCGGAGTTGTACTTCGACACTTACACTGCGGCAGTGCAACACGCCAAGGCACAAGCAGAGAAGAAAGGTTTTGAAGTTGTTGAAGATGATTGGTTTCAAAAAGTAAGTGTTGGTCAAGGTAAACCAAAGGAAGGTAAAACTACAAGCCATCTATTGAAACTCACTAAAGATGGTAAACCAGTACGTAAAGGTCTTGCTATCCAAGTTTATAATCGTGGTGCTGGTAAAAAGCCATACGAACTTAACTTTTACGTAAGTTAATCGTGAAAAGTTTTCGTAGTTATATAAGCGAAGATTGTGATTGTGAAGAACTAGAGATCACGGAGTCCGAATATCAGGGTCGTAAGGTAAAACTTAATGACCCATTTCGCCTTCCTGCAGGTTCTAAGAAGAAGTTTGGTGTATATGTAAAGAATAACTCAGATAATGTTGTAAAGGTGACCTTTGGCGATCCTAACATGGAAATAAAACGAGACGATCCTGAGCGCCTAAAGAGTTTTCGTGCTAGACATGATTGTGATAATAAGAAAGATAAGACGACACCAGGATACTGGTCTTGCTATCAATGGCGCAAAGGCGCTAAAGTCGACAACTAAATATACATGGGAAACTGAGTAATGGCAGGTACAACTAACACTGATCGTTTGAATAGGATTGAAGATAAAATTGATAAAATGGCAGATGCTATTATTCAGCTTGCAAGGGTACAAGTAAAGGTGGCAGATTTAGAAACACGCCGCGAAGAGCAGCACGACCGTCTAAATGCCCAGTCGTCTAAATTAGACGATATTGAAAAGACTTTAACTATAGTAGCAGAAAAGGTTACTATTATGCAAAAAATTGGTTGGATAGCGATTGTAGCAATTGCTATTCTTGCTGGTGTTATTACGGGTTATGATGTAACCCCTTTAATTTAATTTCGGAGAAACAAAATGAATTCCCAATACATTAAAAATATCACCCGCTTATGGCAAGAAGTTGCTGAGGGTCAGAAGAAGAAATTGGATCCAGTCGGTAAAGCAGATGCAGATATCGACAACGATGGTGACGTAGATAAGTCTGACGAGTATCTTCACAATCGTCGCAAAGCAATCAAAAAGAATATGAAAGAAGCAGATGATAAGATGAAACCTTGTCCTAAGTGCGAAGGTTCTATGGATAATCATGATGCTGAGTGTCCAGATGGTGAAAACGACATGGACGAGTCTGATGATGTAAGTACTAAGTCTGTCGATAAAGTATTGACACATGACTGTGCGAAGCACGTTACTTCTGAAGCACATGGTTTCGGCGAGTGTATCTCTGGTCAACATACTCTAGTTGAGAACGAAGATGGATCTGCTACTGTCACTCACTACGATGTAATGTTTGAGCATGGTGTTGAATTCAATGTTCCTGTCGAAGATTTAGAAATTCTTGTATCTGAGAGTCACAAGCATACTGCTAAGAAGAAAGTATCTGAAGCCGCAGTACAAGCAAAGCAAGTTGCTGGTGGTGGCGAGAAGTACGACTCTAAAGAGTCTGGCAAAGCAAAAGAGTTTGCCAAACTGCACGATATTGATAGTCCAGAAGTGCCAAAAGGCGGAGATGATTCTTTAGGGCACGAAGATGCAACTAAAGCAGGTCGTATCACTAAGAAAGCTCCTGCTCGTGGTGGCGAAAGTAAGATAGGCGATACTGCTATTGTTAAACCCGTAAAGGGCGCAGTACTAAAGACAACTGGGAGAGAATAATGATTACTGGACCTAAGAATGCACACCCAACTTTGCAAGGTTGGGTTTCACCTAAAGGCGAACTTCTCAAGTCGCAGAAAATAAGTCAGATTCAGATTGATGAATGGAATGGCGCTGGTGTTGTTTCATCTATTCCTGCCATGCTAACTGAAGCACCTGTCGGTAATAGATCTTTAGATGATATGAGTAAATCTGAACTTCTTGCTATGGGACAACAGTATGATATTGCACTGAGCAAGTATTCATCAACAAATACCATAAAAACTCAATTACGAGAAGTTGTCAGTGATGACGATCTCGTAACATTCTTGTTGGATTAAAAATGACTCAAGAAACATTTACTGCGGATAGTGATGGATTTTTAGCAGGCGCTGATATAGATGGCGACGGGCATATCAGCGAACAAGAACTAAAGATGCATCTTGAATTTAAACGTAAAAAACTTGAAGATGAAGATCAGCAGAGAGATGCTATTCGTAAGATGGCATGGTTCTCACTGATTGGATTGTTGATCTATCCAGTCGGTATAGGTATCACGTCTGGAATGGGTTTAGACACTGCTGCAGGTTTGATCGCTGATATTGCACCAACATACTTTGCATCAATTGCAGTCTTGGTATCAGCATTCTTTGCTGCGGATACATTCAAGAAGACATAATTTGTATATAGATACTGTATCAATTAGATTAACTGGTACAATATGAAATTATTTGAAACATTAGATGAGACAACGTTTCTTATATTTGCGGCAAAGCATTTCTACAATCCCACATGTATTGATGCTGATGAATTTCATGAAGATATAAAGAGATTCAAGTATATTAAACGTTTGATTAATAGGCACGTTAATGGTGGTAAACTATCCGTGCATCTTATATTAAATCATTTAATTGTTATCTTCAATGTATTCGGCAATAATGCTGGATTGAAGATGCTCGAATATAAAATTGAGCCTAAAGATTGGTCAGTAATTAAACCATTTCTAGTCTATCTTAGAATAGTCGAAAACGAGAAATACACTGGTATTCCAATGGATCAAACGGTAGTTGAAGAACTGAGGAAAATATAGTGAGTTTAGCATCAAGAGCAGGCGATCTACTCTATACGTTTCGTTTCATAAAATTGCTTACAACACCGTTTAATGAGTCTGATGCTTTCAAATTGGGTCTCGTCGATAACGACGGTAAAAGAATTAAAGACGCGCCTTTAAATAGTAGTGATAAAAAAGCAGCATACACTCCTTTCGTCCGTCTTGCATTCAATATTAAAAAACTTATTGGACAACTTCCTGGCGGCAAAACAACGCTAGGTTCTTATGCTGCTGCGTTATATCTTATCAAAGAGAAATATCATCTTAGTGATAAAAACTTAAAGAAGATCTGCGAAGAGTGTGGAATAGATGTTTTAGACTTGCTTGCAGAAGACACCTCTTGGTACCTGCTAGAAAATAATTTACTGACACCTGGCATCTATCGAGTCAAGTCAGATAAAGTTCTTGCCACAACACTAGAAGAAATGGTTCGTGCGAAGGATCAAATTCGTATTCTCGACAATTCTTATCCGATAGGCGAAGTGTTTGGACTTAATGTATACGAAGCAATACATCTCAATACGAATCAACCTATACGTATTACGTTAGGAGAAATTTACAAGTGAAAACTTTCAAAGACTTTATTTCTGAAGAAATGACTACAACTGGTCCTGGCATTGCCGGTACAAGTCCAGGCGATACTGCTGATTGGATTTATGGCAAGAAAAAGAAGCGTAGACCGTTAAGTCGCAGATATATCGAGATAAACGGAAAGTTTAAAAAGCAAGTTCGATAAAGCCAATACTGTTTGACATCCCACCTGATTTAGTGTATCATTACACTCTATATAATACTCTGCACCATAAAATAAATGAAGAGAGCCTAAATGCCCGTAAAAATTGATAATAGTCGGAACGAACTACTTGCAGATTATGCAGTTGGTATGCTTAAAGACTTCTATATGAACGATGATGAGAATACTCCGCAAGATGCTTATAAACGTGCTGCAACAGCATGGTCGACCTTTGATGGTAAATTGGATGAAGCACTTGCACAACGACTTTATGACTATGTGTCTAATAAGTGGTTCATGTTTGCGTCGCCAGTCCTCTCTAATGCTCCTAGTCCTAAGAATAAAGGCAAAGGCATGCCCATCTCTTGTTTTCTGACTTATGTTCCAGATACATTAGAAGGTCTGATAGCGCATACTAGCGAGTTGCGTTGGTTGTCCGTCTATGGCGGCGGAGTAGGTGGGCACTGGAGCGATGTTCGTACTGTATCTGATGTAGCACCAGGTCCTATGCCATTCCTACACACTGTAGATGCTGATATGATTGCGTATCGTCAGGGCAAGACTCGTAAGGGTTCTTATGCTGCTTATATGAACATATCACATCCTGACATCATAGAGTTTCTGAATATGCGTGTTCCTACGGGTGATGTTCAACGAAAGGCATTGAACTTACATAATGCGATTAATATTACCGACGATTTCATGGAAGCAGTCAAGTCAAATCTTGAGTTTGCTCTACGTGATCCTAAAGACAATACGGTCAAAGAAATGATCAGTGCTCGTAAGTTGTGGGAGCGTATTATCGAGACTCGTTTTCGAACGGGAGAACCCTATCTCAATTTCATTGATACTGCGAATGCTGCATTACCGCAACCGTTAAAAGACTTAGGATTGAAGATCAATGGTTCTAACCTATGTAACGAGATCCATCTTCCAACCAATGCAGATCGTACTGCGGTTTGTTGTTTGTCATCGTTAAATTTAGAATACTATGATGAATGGAAAGATACTACAATTGTTGCTGATCTTGTTCGTATGCTCGATAATGTCTTGCAGTACTTCATTGATAACGCACCAGATACAATTCCACGTGCAGTATACAGCGCCAGTAGAGAAAGATCTATCGGACTTGGATCTATGGGATTTCATAGTCTTTTGCAACGACATAATGTTGCCTGGGAGTCAGAGACAGCACGCCAGATTAATCATGCTGTGTTTCAACACATCAATACTCAAGCAGTCTCAGAAACTAAAAAATTGGCAGAAGAACGTGGTGAATATCCAGATGGTATTGGAAGTGGAAGACGCAACAGTCATCTACTAGCCATTGCGCCCAATGCTTCATCAGGAGTAATTCTTTCAACGTCTCCGTCGATTGAACCTAATAAAGCAAATGCTTATACACATCGTACTCGTGCAGGATCATTTCTAGTCAAGAATAAATATCTTGATGAGTTGTTGACTAAAAGAAACGAGAACAACGATTCTATTTGGCAGTCAATCATTACTCGTAAAGGCTCTGTTCAACACCTACCATTCTTAACTGAAGGCGAAAAAGCAGTATTCTGTACCGCCGATGAACTGGATCAGAACTGGGTGGTAACTCATGCTGCGGAGAGACAGCAGTTTATCTGCCAAGGTCAATCAGTTAATCTATTCTTTCCTTCCGGCACTCCCAAGTCATATGTTAATCAAGTACATATTAAGGCATGGCAAGAGGGTCTAAAAGGTCTGTACTACCTACGCACAGAAGCAAAGCAACGCGCAGAAAATGTTTCTGAGAAAGTAGAGCGTGTAGCACTTGAAGGTGATAGGCGTAATGTGATCTACTCTAAGAAAGATTGTCCGTTCTGTTCGATGGCTATGGAAGAGATGAAGCTACGTGGTATTCCTTTTGACGTGATCGATCTTGCTGAAGTGGGTAAGACTGCTGCTGAAGTTACTGGTCGAAAAGATGTGAAGTCTGTCCCGCAAATTTATCTTTCTGGAGAATACATTGGCGGATATACAGAACTAATGCAACATTTAGAAAGACCTATCGAAAACGATGGCGACGATGAGTGTCTAGCCTGCTCAGGATAATGGTCAGATAGTGTAATATATAATAATTATTGTAGAAGAATCATAAGGATAAATAATGTCACTGTTGAGTTTTAGTAAAGCGTATCGCCCATTTCTATATCCATGGGCAGTTGAATTAACAAAAAAGCACGAAGAAATACATTGGATTGAAGACGAAGTAGAGTTGTCCGAAGATGTGCAGGACTGGAGAACTAAGTTAAACGAATCAGAAAAGGAGTTTATCACTCATATTCTTCGTTTGTTCACACAGTCAGATGTGCAGGTTGGTGAGAACTATCATGAGATGATGATTCCTAAGTTTAAGAATAATGAGATAAGAAACATGCTTTCTTCATTTGCGACGCGGGAGGGAGTACACCAGCGCGCCTATGCGCTTTTAAACGATACTTTAGGTCTACCTGACGAAGACTTTCATAAGTTTCTTGATTATAAAGAAATGAGTTCTAAGCTCGACTTCATGAAAGAAGGAAACATCAATACGCATACAGGTCTTGCATTAGTGCTTGCACAGTCTGTGTTCAACGAAGGTATGTCGTTATTTGCATCGTTCGTTATGCTGTTGAACTTCCAGCGCTTCGGTAAGATGAAGGGTATGGGAACTGTCGTTGAGTGGTCTATTCGTGACGAAACTATGCACGTACAGGGCAATGCTAAGTTGTTCCGTGAGTTCTGTGAAGAGCATCCTCGAGTAGTTAATGATGAGTTGAAATCAAAGATCTATGAGATGGCAAAGAACGCTGTTAAGTTAGAAGATAAGTTTATCAAGTTAGCATTCAAAGGTAATGAAATTCAAGGTCTTACTGAGGAAGAGGTGAAGGATTATATCCGTCACATTGCAGATCGACGTTTGCTACAGCTTGGCATGAAGACTATGTTTAAAGCAAAAGATAATCCTCTACCATGGTTAGACTGGGTTCTGAATGGAGCATCACACGACAACTTCTTTGAAAAGCGAGTTACAGAATATTCTGTTAATGGAATGGAAGGTGACTGGGAATGGGACGTAGATCCCAAAGCATACGGTAAAGGAAGTGTTGTATGAAGTTTGAGCGAATTGAATACTTAACCAATTGTCCAGTTTGCGACAGCGAGTGTATAGTGGAATGCATTACTGTTGATGAAGCACCAGTATACTGTGCAATGTGCGGAACTGAAGCAGTTATTTTCGAAATGTCTTCTGATGAATAGTACTATATAATGTAGTATATATCATTTGGAGATGTCAGTTTGACCTGGAGCACAGAAGACGGCGTGCCATTCGAACCCGACGAAGAGTTCTTAAAAGACCTCGTCGGGTTTGTCTATTGTATTACAGAATTAGACACTGGTAAGAAGTACATCGGTAAAAAGTTATTCTGGAAACCTAAAACACTTCCTGTCACCAAAACTCGTAAGCGTAAAATAAAGACTAGAGTTCCATCTGATTGGATGAAATACTATGGTTCTTCTGTGGCGCTTAAAGAAAATGTTTCAATTAAAGGTCATGAAGCATATCATCGTGTTATTCTGAAGTTATGTAAAACAAAAGGTGAGTGCTCATATTACGAAGCAAAGTTGCAGTTCGAATATGATGTTCTTTTGTCAGATATATACTATAACGAGTTTATTGGTTGCAAAATTCACGCAAAACATTTACCAGATAATAAATCAAAATAATCGTAAAGTCAAAGATTTGTCAATACTAAATACATTTATAAAATCAGTTTAATGAATTCAGGCAATGGTAATTTATGAAGAAGTTTTCTCAGTTTATAAGCGAGCACGAAGAGTTTAGTATCCAAGACATCTTAAACGAAGGTGTTAACGATCCTGCTATTTTTAAAGCGGTGTTTCTCGCTGGAGGTCCAGG